TTTTAAATTTTTGTAATTCAATTGCATTATCAACTCTATAAGAAACGGTTGATAATTTTCCTTCTAGTAATTCAACATTAGTAAATTTATATTGATTATTAATATCTTTATCTGCTTCAAAAGAATTATTAGTTACAAATGAAAGTTGATTTGCACCTTGTTGACCTGAAAATGTTGTTCCTTTTGGAATTTGTAAAGTAGCTGGAGAAGTAGCATTCCCTGTAACTGTAACATCTACATAAGCTCTTGCGGCAGTATTAGATGTTGGAACATAACCCATACTTTTTGCATGAGAAACAACATTAGCTCTAATTTGAGCTGAATCTAAGAAAGATTCATTAGTATTCATATGCGCTAATAAAGCATTGTATTGTGTATTATATGCAAGAATGTCAAGAAGAACATTCAGACCAGCACCATCAAAATCATAATCATTAAATTTTTCTTGTGAACTTAGAAATACTTTTAGATTAGTTTTAATCTGATCGAAATCTAATTCGGTGACATTTTTGATATTAGTAGCCATTTATCGAGTTCTCTCTAAAAATAATTCAACTTCAACATTTTCTTGAGTGTTTAATACTATAACAGATACAGAAATGAATAATCCATTTTCATCAGTTCTATCTTCAACATTAACTTCGGTTATAGAAACTCTAGGTTCATATTTTGTCACAGCTCTTACAATTTCGTCTTCCAATAAAGAAAGTGTAATTGGATCTGGTTGTTCAAAAAGATAGCTTGTAATATTAGTTCCAAATTTTTGTTGAAGAGTTCTTTCGCCTTTACTTGTTAATAATATAGATTTAATAGAATTTTTTATTGCGGCAATGTCTCTTAATGGAACAACATCTCCAAAATTAGGATGTGCCTTAAATCTTAAATCTAAATCAGTGTATGGCTTTGCACGAGCTACAACTTTCGCTGAAACTTTAGCTAAATTTTGATCTGATAGAATTTCTGTACTCATAGTATTATTTATACCTTATCCACCGCAGTTTACATTACCAGACCCAGCTGCAATTGCAGATCCACAATCAACAGGATCACCAATTCTTGCTAATGGTTTATTATTAAGGCTTACTGTACCAGACCCAGCAGCTGTAGATCCAGCGTGGGGTGGAGATGGAGATGGCGATCCATGTGGAGCCCAACCATCGCCTTGTCTGTGAGCTGGAATTCCATTTACATTACAATCTCCAGATCCACCAACTGAAGCTCTTGGTGGAAATGAACCATGTCCTGTGCATGGATCTCCTTTTCTAGAAACCATTGGCATTTTTTTCTCCTATAATGCTGGATAATTTCCTAATGATTTTTGATAATTTAAATATTCTTCTGCAGTAACAGGAACATCATTTACTCTAAACAAAACCTTTGAACCTGATTCACCTTCACCATATTGTTCTGTATAATCTCTAATCATTTGATCTCTATCAGATGAATAGTTATTTATGACTAAAATTGAGCATGAAATGTCTGCAAAAAATTCATCTGCTGGTGCATCTGTGACATGAGCTCTTACAGTAAAATTAGCATTAAACGAACCTGCTAAAGCAGATCCATATGTTCCATAATTAGAATTATCTAAAGCTAAAACAAATCCAGCTGGCTTTTGAAATTCTGGAACCCAAGTATCTAAGTCAATTACCGTACCTGAAATTTGACCAGAAGTTGATAAAGACAAATTATTTGGAAGTTGACCAGAAACAATTGAAAATTCTAAAGTACCTGTTGGATCTGTAAATGAAGCATATGGACTTAAATCAAATTCAAAGTCAAATAATTCTCTAGGATTAGTTGAAGTTGGAGATCCAGAATATTCATTAGATAATGGAGATCCTGGATCTGAAAAAATGACTTCATCTGTTGCTGTGTACGGATATGGCATCTATCAACTCATTATATTAATTAACCATTGAGGGGCATTTGTTTTACGGCCGCCGGCTCCCCAATATGTTACTGAATCTTCTGGAACTGTATTACCTGCTGATATATCTACATGTAAACCAACTGAAGCCATATAACCAATACCAGCACCAATTCCAGTAGCACCTGCGTTTTTAGCGGCTTTAGCAAAATCTCTAAAGTCTTGATGATTAACTGTTAACTGTTTTCCTTCTGAATTATATAACCAGACATCTGCCGCATATCCATTTAAGTGTCTATCAGTACCAACTCTTTTATAAGGTGTCATTCCGCCAGAGAATATTCTTACAGAAAGACCTGTATTCTTTGCGGCTTGAATTAATATATTTTCAAGTTCTGGAACAATTACTTTATTTCTAATTGCTCCAGCATTAGCGTACGCTACGTTTAATCCAGTATCATCAGCATATATTACTTTACCATCAACAGCTTCTTCAATATTACCATCAGATATTGCACTAACATCTGCGCCTTTCCATCCAGAAATTCCAGATGTACCTTTAGTTTGCAAATTTTTGATTTGTTGCGAATATGACGCAACGCCTTGTGGAGTAATTACAGTGTATTTTGGAGTCGGGAATGATATATCAGTATCAACTTCGTCGATTTCAACTTTGAATGGTGCAGATTCTAATCTATCGTATCCAATTTGAGGTAATGCATTTGGATCAGTTGGATCAGGAACTAATGGATCATCAGGAGATTCTGGAGCTCCATCAGGAGAGAATGGCGACATTGTTCCGCCAGGGTTCAAATCTAAGAAGCTAGATTTAATTGTTGTAGTTCCAGATGAACCCATATTAGTAGTTGCACCTGCAATATTCATTTCTGAATCTGCGTCAAGATGCATAGTTGCAGTTACAAGATTCATTTCAGATCCAGAAGATATATCTAGTGAAGAACCAAAATTCATATAACCAGTATCTACAGCATTTAAATTTAAGGCTGTAGTTCCAAGATCCATTGTATTTTGACCCATTGCTGTAAGAGCTACTGTATGTAAATCTAAAGTTTCAGTTGCGTCAATTCTTGTGGCATCTGTAATTAATCCATAAGTTGGAACTTGAGTCATAATTGTAGCAGACATATCTGTAATCATATTGGTTCCAACAATAGACATATCTTCTTGAACATCAATTGCCATTGATTGTGCAGTAATTGAAAATGGCCCATCAGTTCTCATATCAATTTTACTTGCAGCATCAATGGTTAAACTACCAGTAGTTTTTACATTAATATTCCCTTGTGTTTGTAAAATTGTAGATCCTTCTACATAAGAATAATGAGCACCAGAAACTCTTGAGGTTAAATTACCTTTAGTATCTACATATGAATTACCACCAACCGAAACAGTAGCGTTCTTTTGTACTGTTGTTGACATATTACCACCAACCGAAACAGTAGCATCTCCAGTAATATTCACAATCCATTGTGTCATTGCATCAAATCGTTCTTTTGAACGAGTACGCATTGAAGTATCAGGTCTTAATTCAATAAAAGCACCTGTTCGGTGTTTAATATTAATTCTTTCTGCACCAGGTGTATCATCAAACTCGATTAAATGACCAGATTCTGTAAGACGAACTTTATTATATGGATATTCAGGAGCATACGCATCTTGTGGTTCGTGAGGTCCAACTGGAGTTACTCTATCGTAATCTAATCCTAAAGCTCTAGGTCCAGCATCGGTTCCAGCTTCTCTTGGGAAAACTCCATATGGATCATTAAATCCATTTGTTGGTTCAGCACCAGTTGAATTTACACCCATAATGGTTCCCATAACAACTGGATCTTGAGCGTCAGGGCCATCTCTAAAAAATCCCATAACCCATGAACCTTCTACAAGGCCGTGAGTTCCTTCACCAACACCAGAAGTACCTGACGAAGTTGTTGGCATGAGAACTGAAGCCCAAGGTAGTTCTTCGGTTGGTAATCTATTTTTATTTTCTGTGTGATAGCCAAACGCGCGAACTCTAACTCTATTCAAAAGTAAAGGATCGTGGCGATCTTCTACTACACCAGTAAACCATACAAATTGAGTTGATTTGAATCCATCTTTATTATTAATAGTCATTAAACATATCCTGTCAATTCTGTCACGGTACCAACTTTAAATCCTTCAACTTTTTCCATAGCATCAAGAATACGAGTTCTTTCTGATTCAATAGTATCTTTCATAATTGCGTCTGGTCCACCTCTTTCCGCTGGAACAGCAGCTGCAGAAATAACAGTTCTTGCATATGATTGTGTATTATTTCCGTCATCAGGAGGTGCGTATCTAGCAATTGCCTCAGATATTTTTAGATCTTTATAAGAAGATGAAGAGAAAATTAAATCATATTTGGCTTGTCGACCTACAGCATATCTTGGGAATATTGCAAAGGATGGATCTCCACCAAGTGAACCTTTACTGTTAGAATATCCGCCTTCTCTAATATTTCCTGGATTATTATTTCT